GAAACGCTGTGAAACTTGACGAAACGCGCCTCTCCGTGATATGGTAGGCTTGCGAAAATCCTAAATCAGCCAGGCGGCCTTCCTTTGCACGTGATAAGGACACCGACAATGAAAAATATGCATGATTTTTGACAGAGAGGTGGGGATCGTGGCCCGTGGAAAGTTTGAATACTGGCTGACCGGGGACGGGCTGACCCTGCTGGAGGGCTGGGCGCGGGACGGCCTGACCGATGACAGCATCGCAGATAAAATCGGGATCAGCCGTTCTACGCTGAGCGATTGGAAGAACAAATTCCCGGACATATCGGACGCCCTAAAAAAGGGCAAGGAAGTTGTGGATATCCAGGTGGAAAACGCTCTGCTCAAGCGGGCGCTGGGTTATGACTATCAGGAAGAAAAGATTGAACGGTCGGACAAGGATGGCATAAAGGTTACCCAGACGCTGAAACATATTCCGCCGGATACTACCGCCCAGATCTTCTGGCTGAAAAACCGCCGCCCGGACAAGTGGCGGGATAAGCCTGTAGACGGCAAACAACAGACAGCGGTGGAAGACGACCCCATCACCAGGAGCCTGAAGGAGGCTGCGGATGCTCTCGCCAAAACAAATCAAAATCCTTGAATGGCCATATACGGGAAAGCGGGCGCTGATCTGTGACGGAGCCGTCCGTTCCGGCAAGACCTCCATGATGTCCCTGTCCTTTGTTCTCTGGGCTATGGGGAATTTCAACCGCCGCGCGTTCGGTCTGTGCGGGAAGACGGTCGCCAGCGCGGAGCGCAACGTGATCCAGCCGCTCCAGGCCATGACATATTTTCCTCAGTACGGATTCTCACTGGAATATACCAGATCCGCCCACGTCCTCACCGTAACCCGCGGAAGCCGCTCCAATATCTTCTATGTGTTCGGCGGGCGGGACGAATCGTCCTATACGCTCATTCAGGGCGTGACATTAGCGGGGGTGCTGCTGGACGAGGTGGCGCTGATGCCCCGCTCCTTCGTGGAGCAGGCGCTGGCCCGGTGCTCGGTGGAAGGGGCCAAACTGTGGTTCAACTGCAACCCGGATGTGCCGGAGCACTGGTTCCGTAAGGAGTGGCTGCTGAAGCTCCGGGAAAAGAATGCCTCGCACCTGCACTTTATGATGGATGACAACCCCAGCCTGTCCGAGGAAACGAAGGCCATGTACCGCAGCCTGTACTCTGGAGTGTTCAAAAAACGCTACATAGACGGCGAGTGGACGGCGGGCGACGGCCTGATCTACGATATGTTTGACCCGGACGTCCACGTCTACCGGAACAGCGAAACGCCGCTGGGTTTGAAATATACCGCCTCCCGAACTATCGCCTGCGACTACGGCACCGCAAACCCCTTCGTCCTGCTGGATATCTACGACGACGGGGAGACGGTCTGGGTGGACAACGAATACCGCTGGGACAGCCGGGATCTGGAGCGCTGCGGCAGGCAGAAAACGGATCAGGAGTACGCCGGCGACTTCCAGCGCTTCATGGGGGACGACCCGCAGTTTTTCTGCCCCGCCGTGGTTGACCCATCCGCCGCCAGTTTCATCGTGGCGCTCCAGCGGCGGGGCGTGTACGTCATGGACACGGACAATGATGTGCCGGACGGCATCCGGCGGGTAAGTTCCCTGTTTGGCCGGCGGGCCATTCGGATCAGCGAGCGGTGCGAGGGCCTGATCGGAGAGCTGCAAAGCTACGTATGGGACAGCAAGGCGGCGCTGATGGGGGTGGAGAAGCCGGTGAAGTCATTGGACCACGGACCCGACGCCCTGCGCTATTATGTGAACACCTGTCTGCCCAAGTGGAGGTACGGAGAGGAGGAGTGACATGGACGAACAGAATACCCGGACTGCGGAGCCCGCCTCCATCGCCGCAGCGGACGCGTTTTCCAATCCGCTGTTCCGGCTGGGCTATGGTTCCCAGTCCCCATTGGAGGCAACGGAATATCCGCTGACCCGGATGACGGGCAATTACGCCCTGCTCAACTCCCTGTACCGGGACAACTGGATCGTCCAGAATGTGGTGGGCATCATCCCGGACGATATGTGCCGGAAGTGGTTTGCTCTGTCGGGGGATGTTGGGCCGGAGCACCTCCGCCTGCTGGAACAGGCACAGACAGAAACCGCCTTGCGGGAGAGTGTGAACGAGGGGCTGCGCTGGGGGCGGCTGTACGGCGGAGCCGCCGGGCTTATCATGATCCGGGGGCAGGAACGAATGCTGGACCGGCCGCTGGAGCTGGATACCATTTTGCCGGGGACGTTCCAGGGGCTGTACATCCTGGACCGCTGGTGCGGCATCGCGCCGGAATCGGGTCTGGTCTACGACGGGCGGGGCCGGATGGTCCCGGAATACTATACCATCACCGGGGAGAACGGCGCCCAGGCGGCCCGGGTCCACCACTCCAGAATTGTCCGTTTCCTGGGCCGGGAGCTGCCCTATCTGGAGCGCATGGCCGAAATGTACTGGGGCGAATCCGAGGTGGAGGCGCTGTATCATGACGTGGTGAAGCACAACAACGTGTCCGCCAACATGGCGGCGCTCACCTTCCGGGCCAATGTGGACACCATGGAGGTTCAGAGCCTGGACCAGCTCTTTTCTTTGACATCCGGGGAAATGCAGCGGCGGTTCTGGAATACCATGCAGGCGCAGAGCGTGGTGCAGTCCAACTTCGGGGTGCGGCTGGTGAACAAGGGAGACCAGATCAAAAATACCCAGTATACCTTCACAGGGCTGCATGAGGTGCACGAGGCCATGTGCCTGGACCTGTCCGGGGCGTCCCGGATCCCCATGACCAAGCTGTTCGGGCGGTCCCCGGCGGGCATGAACGCCACCGGGGAGAGCGACCTGACCAACTACTACGACTACATCGACACGCTGCGGGAGAGCCGCCTGCGCCCCATTCTCCAGCAGCTGCTGCCGGTGCTGGCCATGTCCGTCTGGGGCGCAGTGCCGGAAGGACTGAAAATCGTTTTCCCGGCATTGCGGACCCCGGAGACGGACGAGGTGGCAAAGCTCCTTCAGACGGGCGTCCAGGCGGTTATCAACGCGTTCCAGGCGGGACTGATCCGGGCGGATACCGCCATGAAGGAGCTGAAGCGGTTGTCGGAGGATACCGGGATGTTCGGGACCATCACCGATGAGGAAATCAAGGCCAATGAGGGCAAGACATATCAGGATGTGACCGCGCTCCGGGATCCTTTGGCCGGGCTCGGCTTCGGGGGAGGCTTGGAATAAATGCCCGCCCTGAACCGCGCCCTGGCTGACATGGAGCTGCAGCGGCTCATCCAAACCTACCTGAAAGCGGAAACGGACATCATCAATGAGATTGGCCGGCTGCGCTCTCTTGGGTTGGTGGACTACCACGCCGAAGCGGCCCTGGACCGGGTGCAGGCCATCCTGCGGAAGCTGGAGGGCGACGGCTGGGAGTATGTGCCCCGGATGATCGAGCGGCAATTCTACGTCAGCCACCCACAGGCCCGGGAGCCGTCCGCCCGGGGGGAGACGCCGGAGAAGCACCTAGCCGGATACAAAAACGCCGCTGTGCTCACCGGGGAGCAGACGGACATTGTTCAGCGGCTCACCATGAATCTCATGGGGGAGCTCACCGAGGCCCACGCCACCGTCTACAGCACCCTGTCCAGCGCCCTGATCGGGCGGACGGAGCCGGACGTGCTCCGGCGGGTGGGCCTGGAGCAGACAGGGCTGGTGCAGGCCGCGGGACGCGGGGTGTTCCGGGCCGTCCCGGACTTTGTGGAAGCCCTGCGCCGGGAGGGCGTGACCGCCTTCGTGGACAAGGCGGGGCGGAACTGGAACCTGCACACCTACGCGGGGATGGCGCTGCGCACCACCTCCCGGCAGGCGGAGGTGCTGTCCGTGCTGACGCGGGATGATGGGTGGGATCTGTACAAGATCAGCAGGCACGGCACCACCTGCAGGCTGTGCGCGGGCTTTGAGGGCCGGGTGTACTCCAAAAGCGGACGGGACCCGGATTTCCCGCCGCTGTCCGCCGCGTTTGGGAAGATGGACCCCGCCGGGCCGGACACGCTGGACAATTCCTGGCTGAATATCCATCCCAACTGCCTCCATCAGCTGATCCGCTGGACGCCTATGGGCCGCAGCGAGGAGGAGATTCAGAAAATCAAGGATTTTTCCAGCTTTGAGAAGAACCCGCCCAGCCGCGATCCGCGCACCCAGAAGCAGATCGACGCCTACCGCAAGAAGCAGCGGAGCCGCGCCCGGCGGCTGGCAAATTACCGCCAGTGGGAGCGGTATCGGGAGACACTGGGGGACGGCGTACCCAGGACGTTTGAGACGTTCCTGAAGCATAAGTCTGCGGATGATTTGAAGTATAAGTTGTGGAAACTGGACTATCGCAGACAGAGAGAACTCATTCGGAACCCAGAGCGGGCGCTGCCAGGGGCGGCGGCAGCTACAGCAGCAGAAGCAAAATTTACGAAATATTTTTTTAATCCTGACAGTAAAGACGGCTATCCGAAAGGACTTGCTTTTTCGTCACACCTCGGGTATGATAAAAGCAATTGGGAACTTATGCAGCAGGAGATATTGGCAGCGGCCAAAAGATACCCGGCTACATATAAAGCAGATACTCCGTACGGTAAAAAATACGAGCAGATGGTAATTCTCCAAGGCTTGAAAAAGAAACCCGCGAACGTTCTGGTCGGGTGGATAGTTCACTCAGATGGAACGGTACACATGACAACAGCGCACATGGAGGAGGTCAAGTAGCAGTGTATGAAGAATTTGACGCAGTTCTTTTGAAGGATGGGCGTTTTGCTTCTTTAGATGACAAAGACGGCCCCAGCTCCTATACTGGGACGGTTGGCGACGGCCCTCGGGATTGGAAGATTGTCTATCTTACAGACGCTGACATTGATCGTAAGCTGACTGACGCAGAAATAGATGAATGGGCCAGCCGATCTCATGAGCAGTTAAAGGAGTTGGGCTATCTATGACAGGCCAGTTGATTCGGGCCATTACAGCTGCCCTTGCCCAGGGCCACCGCGTCCAGTTAAAGCAGATGAAGGACGGAACCGTGAAGGTTCAAATTGTCTCCTGCAAGGAATTGAAAATTTGATATTGTGCCTACCCCGAATTGACGGGGTGGAAGGACTAATTGAGGTCAACCTGTAAGGGTTTCTTACGGGTTGACCTCTTTTTTGTTTGCGAGGTGAAAAACCATGCTTGCCTACTATGGCACAGCCATTTCTGAGCACATCACAAAAAAGCCCAGCGGCGGGATCATCTGCACCGGCGTCCCGGTGGCCAGGACCGGCGCCCAGGAATACCTGGCCCGTGAGCTCCAGCTGGACGGGGACCCGGAGCGGGTGGTCCAGGTGACGCGGGAGCCGGAGGAGGTGTTCTCCCCGGCGGCGCTGGCCAGCTTCGAGGGCTGCGCGGTGACGGACGGGCATCCCCCGGAGAGCGTGACAGCGGAGAATTTCAGCGCCTACGTTCGCGGCCACGCCCAGAACGTCCGCCGGGAAGGCGATTACGTTGTAGCGGATCTGCACATCGACGACGCCTCTCTGGCCTCCGACGTGGTGAACCACGTGAAACGCGAGGTCAGCTGCGGATATATGTGTACCTATGAACCGGATGGGAACGGGTACACCCAAAAAGGGATACTGGGAAACCATATCGCCATTGTCCCACGGGGCAGGGCGGGGAGTTCCGTATCAATAAAAGACGCCGCCCAGGAGGCGGAGAAAGGCAGGAAGTACATGAGCAAATTCACGGAGGCTATCTTGTCCGCCTTTGGCATGGCGGTCAAGGAAGCCGGGAGCCAGGAGGAGATCGACGCGCTGGCTTCCACCGCGGCTACGGTGCTGGACGCGGAGCCCGCGCCCGCCGCC